ATCACAAAGGCGGAGTTATCCCGCGTGGAGATAGTCGAGCTGCTCAGTCAGGAGTCGGAAAAATTTCACAATATCGGATTGTCTCGCGGGGAGGTGCTTTGATGTCCTGTTCTCATTCAGTTGTATTACTGAATAACGCCTTAAAAATCGCCGTTATGAAAAATGGCGATTTGTCTCTTATTCAACTTTGTCTTGATAAAGAAAAACGCGACATCACTGAATCTGTTATCGCGATTTATCAGAATGAATTAAACCTCCTGTCTGATGTGGTCAATTTACTTGTTAAACGCGCTGTATTCCACAAGCAAATTTCCTCAGTGGATGAACTGACAAAATTAACGACAGAACTTGCCAGTTATTGCGCTGATGTATCCAGGAAACTTAACGATAAAAGGAGCTGATAATGCCGGACAACGTAGATTTTATTCAGGAGCAACAGGCTGAATTACTGGAGCGCCAGATTAACGCGGCAAGGGTAAAACATTGCGGTGCTTCTGCGCTGGTTTGCGAAGAGTGTGACGCGCCAATACCTGCTGCCCGTCGTGCGGCTTATCCGTCAGCCACGCGTTGTGTTTCCTGTCAGTCAGTCTTTGAAACAAAAAACAAACATTACCGGAGAATGGCATGAGTATTCGTATTGAAATTGGCGAACGTTATGTCGTTACCAGTGACAGCTTTCAGTTTATTCTCCACGAGAAAAAGAGAGCGGAAAGCGGTAAAAACGCCGGTCAGGAATGGCTGGCGGTGGTTGGTTATTACCCGAAATTAAGCCAGCTCGTTTCCGGCCTGATGCATCACGATATTCTGACCGGAAGCGCAAAATCTTTTGCTGATTTAAACGCGCAGGTTGAGCAACTCAGCAAGCGTTGTTCAGAGGCTTTTGGCTCATATGGCCGTTAAAGCCTCCGGGCGTTTTGTCCCTCCGTCAGCATTTGCCGCAGGCACCGGTAAGGCGTTTACCGGTGCTTATGCATGGAACGCGCCACGCGAGGCTGTCGGGCGCGAAAGACCTCTTACACGTGACGAGATGCGTCAGGTGCAAGGTGTTTTATCCACGATTAACCGCCTGCCTTACTTTTTGCGCTCGCTGTTTACTTCACGCTATGACTACATCCGGCGCAATAAAAGCCCGGTACACGGGTTTTATTTCCTCACATCCACTTTTCAGCGTCGTTTATGGCCGCGCATTGAGCGCGTGAATCAGCGCCATGAAATGAACACCGACGCGTCGTTACTGTTTCTGGCAGAGCGTGACCACTATGCGCGCCTGCCGGGAATGAATGACAAGGAGCTGAAAAAATTTGCCGCCCGTATCTCATCGCAGCTTTTCATGATGTATGAGGAACTCAGCGATGCCTGGGTGGATGCGCATGGCGAAAAAGAATCGCTGTTTACGGATGAGGCGCAGGCTCACCTCTATGGTCATGTTGCTGGCGCTGCACGTGCTTTCAATATTTCCCCGCTCTACTGGAAAAAATACCGTAAAGGACAGATGACCACGAGGCAGGCATATTCTGCCATTGCCCGTCTGTTTAACGATGAGTGGTGGACTCATCAGCTTAAAGGCCAGCGTATGCGCTGGCATGAGGCGTTACTGATCGCTGTCGGGGAGGTCAATAAAGACCGTTCTCCTTATGCCAGTAAACATGCCATTCGTGATGTGCGTGCACGCCGCCAGGCAAATCTGGAATTTCTTAAATCGTGTGACCTTGAAAACAGGGAAACCGGCGAGCGCATCGACCTTATCAGTAAGGTGATGGGCAGTATTTCTAATCCTGAAATTCGCCGGATGGAGCTGATGAACACCATCGCCGGTATTGAGCGTTACGCCGCCGCAGAGGGTGATGTGGGGATGTTTATCACGCTGACCGCGCCGTCAAAGTATCACCCGACACGTCAGGTTGGAAAAGGCGAAAATAAAACCGTCCAGCTTAATCACGGCTGGAACGATGAGGCATTTAATCCAAAGGATGCGCAGCGTTATCTCTGCCGTATCTGGAGCCTGATGCGCACGGCATTCAAGGATAATGATTTACAGGTCTACGGTTTGCGAGTCGTCGAGCCACACCACGACGGAACGCCGCACTGGCATATGATGCTTTTTTGTAATCCACGCCAGCGTAACCAGATTATCGAAATCATGCGTCGCTATGCGCTCAAAGAGGATGGCGACGAAAGAGGAGCCGCGCGAAACCGTTTTCAGGCAAAACACCTTAACCGGGGCGGTGCTGCGGGATATATCGCGAAATACATTTCAAAAAATATCGACGGCTATGCACTGGATGGTCAGCTCGATAACGATACCGGCAGACCGCTGAAAGATACTGCGGCGGCTGTTACCGCATGGGCGTCAACGTGGCGCATCCCGCAATTTAAAACGGTTGGCCTGCCGACAATGGGAGCTTACCGTGAGCTACGTAAATTGCCTCGCGGCGTCAGTATTGCTGATGAGTTTGACGAACGCGTCGAGGCTGCTCGCGCTGCCGCAGACAGTGGTGATTTTGCGTTGTATATCAGCGCGCAGGGCGGGGCAAATGTCCCGCGCGATTGTCAGACTGTCAGGGTCGCCCGTAGCCCGTCGGATGACGTTAACGAGTACGAGGAAGAAGTCGAGAGAGTGGTCGGCATTTACGCGCCGCATCTCGGCGCGCGTCATATTCATATCACCAGAACGACGGACTGGCGCATTGTGCCGAAAGTTCCGGTCGTTGAGCCTTTGACTTTAAAAAGCGGCATCGCCGCGCCTCGGAGTCCTGTCAATAACTGTGGAAAGCTCACCGGCGGTAATACTTCGTTACCGGCCCCCTCGCCTTCTGAGCACGCCGCAGCAGTGCTTAATCTGGTTGATGACGGTGTTATCGAATGGAATGACCCGGAGGTCGTGAGGACGCTCAGGGGTGCATTAAAACACGGCCTGAAAATACCAAATCGTCAGCAAAGAAACGGAAGCCCGTTAAAACCACATGAAATAGCACCGTCGGCCAGGCTGACCCGGTCGGAACGATTGCAAATTACCCGTATCCGCGTTGATCTCGCTCAGAACGGTATCAGGCCGCAACGATGGGAGCTTGAGGCGCTGGCGCGTGGCGCGACCGTAAATTATGACGGGAAACCTTTCACTTATCAGGTCGCTGATGATTGGCCGGGATTTTTGTTACCCATTTGAGTAAAAATACAGCGTGATTTTATATGTCTTTGAATGGATTATGCGAAGCACCTCTAAGGTAGATGAGGAGCAATAGCGTGTTGAATCAGAAGGCTAAATTGTATTGAATCGTTAGCATGTAATTGAAGGCAGCTATTTGATTCGAGTCATAAAAGAGCATCTATTTCGGTTAATAAAACCATTGCGAGTGACTTTATGTCGAAGCATAATTCATCTCGAGCGAAGTCTTGCTAGTCTTTCATCGGATTGATGACGGGCGCAAAAAAACCACCCTGGCAGGTGGTTTTTTTGTTTGAAGCATACTAAAGAAAAATACTTACATGGATATTACTGACGTTTACTGACAAACCACTCGGACTACCATATGGATAGCCAAAGAGGGCCAGAACGAGAATGCAGTAATAGCACTTCTTCATATCGCCTCCTGTAAGCAGAGGGCAATTTCCGCCGATATATGCGCTTCTAAGGCGGAGTGACTATTGAGCGAAGTCTTGCCCTGAAATAATGCTCTGTTTAAACGCAAAGTGATCTGGCATATCACTGAACAGAGAACCTGAACAACACAACATATAGTATGTCGTTGTTTCTGGTTGCATTTTATGTTGTGTAATACTGGTTTTGCATCAAGGATGTTTGAGCTTTTTTTGATATAGCTCAAAGTAAAAAGCAGAGACTACGGATGATAAGGTCTTGAAAGCAATGTAAATTTTTTAAAGTTGTGAGTGGCTAGAAATGCACAGTTTCAATATGGCGGATTTAAACAAGTAATTAAAAATAGCGCCATAAATTCCAATAAAATCATTATGTTGCGTTTTCTGTGGAAACTGCGGTGACTCTGAAATTTTCTTTTAGTGTCGCTGAGGTTTAACAACTCGCTGCGCAAGTAGTTAGTGTTTTTTTAACTCAATATCCTGATTTATAAGGTTTTTTATAAATCGTGGGCTGATTGCGCGTATTCATCTCGTGTTATCAGCAAAGATAAGCGCTATATGCAAAACTGAATGCATATATGATGTCGAAAATGTTATGGGAAAACGTGGATTAGTGTTATAGTAATGGCTGAAAAACAGCCTTGACATAAAATAACAACTGTGATATGGCTGTGCATACTTAACTTTTTTAACGTAGGAGGCAACCATGAGCTATGCAGCTAAAAAACTGCTTGACCGCTATTGGGATCGCCGACTACCTGTCGATCCGTTTAAGCTTGCTAAAGCGTGGGGTGCTCGTGTTGAAGCACTTGAGGAATCGGCTTATAACAACGATGGGTTAAGCGGTCTGGCTGTCATCAAAAAGGGTGTCCATAGGATTTATTTTGATTCTAGTGAACATTCTAATCGTCAACGTTTTACTGTTGCACACGAGTTAGGTCATCATGTGCTGGGGCATACCCAGGACGGAGAGTACCATCGGGATAATGTCGGGAATTATTCAACAGGTGCTCGTGATTACCGTGAGGTTGAAGCAAACAAGTTTGCTGCTGAGTTGTTAATGCCTGAGTCTGCTATACGTCAATTGGTATCCAGAGAAGGTATTGATAGCACTTTGAGATTAGCAAGCATCTTTAATGTATCAGAAGCCGCTATGCATTGGCGCTTAAAGAGCTTAGGAATGGCTTATTAATTAGCCTTTAACTTTTAACCTGTTTAAAATCACCTTTACGTTTGTACATGTAAGGGTGATTTTTTTATGGCTGATATTGATTTATCTGGACAGTCCCCAGAGCAAGGAACCACTCCTAAGGGCGATTTAGATCCTGATATCCTTATAAGGCGAGATCGACGCGATGGTATAGAGCGTAGAAGTATGCGATTAGTGCTCTCTGCCGTTGTGCTTTGTTTTGCTTGTACATTTCTATGGCAGGGGCTTAACTTTGCTTTGGCTGTTGGAAATGGCTTGCTGGAAGCGAAAAGCAGTATTGCCACAGCGATAACACAAAAAGTAGATGCACAAACTTGTGTTTCAGCAGAAAAATGTTCTGCTTTATCTGCGGATCCGAAGATGGCTGATGAGAGGATAACACCATCTTCAGACACTAATAAAGTTAGAAAATCTATTTCTGGTTTATCCACCGATTGGTTATCGGCCAGTTCTCTAATAGCTATTGTTGCATTCATCCTTGGTGTGGGTTTAACTTTGCTTTTGACTCTTCTTAAATCAGCATTTCAACACCCGACAGATAAAGACTTTAGAACAAAGTCGACATCTAATACTATTGAGTTGGCCACGCCAATCAGTGAATTAATAATTGGTGTTCTGAATATAATTAAAGACAAACTATCTAAGTAAAGCATTAGTTGTGATTTTTTATTGGTTTTAGTGATAATACATCTCCAGTACTTATTGTTACTGGAGAGTATTTTTAGTCGTTTTATATTTTTAATGTTAGTGAATGATATTCACGAGAGTTCACGTTCGATGTGATGTAATCGGGGGCGTTAACACCAAGAATCGCAACGAGCAATCGGCAAATTAAAGCCTGCATTTGTTGTAATATGTCATCTCCATATTGATAATTGTTAATAGTGGTAAAGCCAAGTGGTTGACCATGAAACATAGCTTCATGAAAGTTTTCATTGCGGATGTTTGTAATGTTTTTTTTGCCTGTAACCCATGATGGTCGTGGTATGCCATAAGTTTTGCAGATCCACTTCAAGCGCCTGGAGTGATTTAGAGTCTTTTCTGTACACTTGTTCTTTTCTGCCCATGTTAAAGCAAAGCAACTATCCAGTGCCATATAAAGATACTGGAATTTTTCGAAGCTAAGGTATTGTGGGTTTTGGGATAAAAATAGTGCATGCACTATTGCTGCTATATTTATTGGTGCGTGTTTGGTTTTTTTCTCGCTAGACATGTATTTGAGTGCTAATTCTATAACCTCTTTTTCAGAACACTTGACCAGAATAAAGTCAGTTAATTTGCTGGGTTTTATTGGGGTTGCGTCTAAAAAACCGGCATCAGTAGTTGTTAATCTTATCCCTTTGAAAAAAGACAGACACCACACAGCAAAATTGAGAGTTTCTAGTGAAGATGTATTTTTTAATTTTAGTGAGTGTGTTTTGGGTAAGCCAAATACTCGTTGGCTAAAAGGCATTGTGGATATGCCTCCATTGAGGTTATATACTTCTTGGTTTCCTGGGTATATCCAACCGTTAATAACATTTCTGTGATTGTTTATAAGATTTGTTTTTTCCGCTAGACCGGGTAAAGTAAGTAAAGAAAAATCATCAGTTTCAACGTTAACCTCTACTGGATAGTATCCAAACTCAGCTTCAATATCATTGGATTGCTGTTCGTCAACTTTACCTTGCATACATTGCTCCGGTCAAAAATAGGCTCGATAATTCTCGTAAGCCTATCATGTTCGCAAAGTATCCATACCTGTGGATTTTGTAAATTTAAGTTGATTTGTCATTAAATAAGCCGTGCATGCAACAAGTGAATGTTTTTGCATGCGTCGGGGATGCCCGTTCCGGCTGCTTGCGGTCAGAGCTGGTGCGGATCCATAGTATCTAAGCAACTGCATTAAAACCGCCCTATGAAGCGGGCGGGCGAGGCGGGGAAAGCACTGCGCGCTGGCGGTGGTGCTGATTTTATTTTTTCAGCGTCTGAGCGCGTCGTGATGGCGTTTAGATTGTTCGCCGGGGCGTTGGTTTGTCTGCGGGGTGTTTTGCGCGGAGGTAAGCGTGTGAGGGCGTGATGACGGGGTGTAAAAAAGCCGCCCGCAGGCGGCGATGTTCAGCCGTTGTCAGTGTCCAGTGAGTAGTTTTTAAAGCGGATGACCTCCTGATCGAGCCAGCCGTTTATCTCGCGGATCCTGTCCTGTAACGGGATAAGCTCATTGCGGACAAAGACCTTTGCCACTTTCTCAATATCTCCCAGCGACCCGACGTTCTCCGGCTTGCCGCCCATCAACTGAAAGGGGATGCGGTGTGCGTCCAGCAGGTCAGCGGCGCTGGCTTTTTTGATATTAAAAAAATCGTCCTTCGTCGCCACTTCACTGAGGGGGATAATTTTAATGCCGTCGGCTTTCCCCTGCGGGGCATAGAGAAACAGATTTTTAAAGTTATTGCGGCCTTTCGACTTAACCATGTTTTCGCGAAGCATTTCGATATCGTTGCGATCCTGCACGGCATCGGTGACGTACATGATGTATCCGGCATGTGCGCCATTTTCGTAATACTTGCGGCGGAACAGCGTGGCCGACTCATTCAGCCAGGCAGAGTTAAGGGCGCTGAGATATTCCGGCAGGCCGTACAGCTCCTGATTAATATCCGGCTCCAGCAGGTGAAACACGGAGCCGGGCGCGAAGGCTGTCGGCTCGTTGAAGGACGGCACCCACCAGTAAACATCCTCTTCCACACCACGGCGGGTATATTTTGCCGGTGAGGTTTCCAGTCTGATGACCTTACCGGTGGTGCTGTAACGCTTTTCCAGAAACGCATTACCGAACACCAGAAAATCCAGCACAAAGCGGCTGAAATCCTGCTGGGAAAGCCACGGATGCGGGATAAATGTCGAGGCCAGAATATTACGTTTGACGTAAATCGGGGAGCTGTGATGCACGGCAGCACGCAGGCTTTTTGCCAGACCGGTAAAGCTGACCGGTGGCTCATACCATCTGCCGTTACTGATGCACTCAACGTAATCCAGAATGTCACGGCGGTCGAGTACCGGCACCGGCTCACCAAAGGTGAATGCCTCCATTTTCGGGGCGCTGGCGGTCATTTTTTTTGCCGCAGGTTGCGGTGTTTTCCCTTTTTTCTTGCTCATCAGTAAAACTCCAGAATGGTGGATGTCAGCGGGGTGCTGATACCGGCGGTGAGTGGCTCATTTAACAGGGCGTGCATGGTCGCCCAGGCGAGGTCGGCGTGGCTGGCTTCCTCGCTGCGGCTGGCCTCATAGGTGGCGCTGCGTCCGCTGCTGGTCATGGTCTTGCGGATAGCCATAAACGAGCTGGTGATGTCGGTGGCGCTGACGTCATATTCCAGACAGCCACGACGGATAACGTCTTTTGCCTTGAGCACCATTGCGGTTTTCATTTCCGGCGTGTAGCGGATATCGCGCGCGGCGGGATAGAACGAGCGCACGAGCTGGAACACGCCGATACCGAGGCCGGTGGCATCAATTCCGATGTATTCGACGTTGTATTTTTCGGTGAGTTTGCGGATGGATTCAGCCTGGGTGGCAAAGTCCATGCCTTTCCACTGGTGACGCTCAAGTATTCTGAATTTGCCACCGGCCACCACCGGCGGTGCCAGCACCACGCATCCGGCGCTGTCGCCACGGTGTGACGGGTCGTAACCAATCCATACCGGACGGGAGCCGAATGGATTCGCGGCAAACGGCGCATAGTCTTCCCATTCTTCCAGCGTGTCGACCATGCAGCGTTGCAGCTCCTCGAACGGGAACACCGATGCCTTGTCGTCAACAAATTCACACATGAACAGGTTTTTAAAATCGTCGGCGCTGTTTTCGCGTTTGAGCTGCTCAATGTCGAACAGCGTGCAGCCACCTTTCAGGGCGTCCTCAATGGTGACAATCTGCCGCCACTGGCCGTCCGCACAGAGAAGCCCACCGGCAAGGGCGTTATGACTGACGTCGATTTCCACGCGTTCAGCGGCGCTGGCGCGTCCCCGGTTAAACAGTTCACCCGACCAGAACGGGTAGGCGTCGTGCGCCAGCGTGGACGGGGTGGAGAAATAGGTCGAGCGCAGGTGACTCTGTGAGGCCATACCTGATGCCACCTTACGCAGTACCTGAAAATTCGGGATCCAGAAAATCTCGTCGACGTACAGGTCGCCGTTATGGCTCTGTGCGGTGTTGGAGTTGGTGCCGAGAAAAATCAGTTTTGCGCCGTTATTGCCCAGGACAATCGGGTCACCGGTCAGGTCAACGTCAACCAGCCGGGCAAAGGCGATGATGTATTCGCGGAACACATACGCCTGCGTTTTACTGGCCGACAGAAAAATCTGGTTATGACCGGTTTTCAGGGCGCGCAGCAGCGCCTCGCGGGAAAAATAAAACGTCGCGCCAATCTGGCGGGATTTCAGGATATCGCGGATGCGGTGCTCAAGCCCGGCGCGATACCAGTGCAACTGATAGTCGAAAGACTGCTCAAAGAAAATCTGCTCCAGCTTTTCGATGGCCTCGTCACTGAAAAAATTCTTTTTCGGTTTGCGACGCCCGCCTTTGTTGCGGTTAGCGACGTTCGGATTAAGGTCTGCCTCGTTGCCGGTCTGACTGTAACGGTTGACCCGTGCCAGTCGTTCAATCTGGCGTCCCAGCAGGTCAATTTCCTTGAAGTCACCGCCGGTTTTCTGCGGTTTGATGATGAGCTGGGTCAGCCGCGCTTCCAGACTCATTTCGACACGGCTGATGGGGGCAACGCTGTCCCAGCCGTCGCGCTGTTTCCAGCTCTGCACCGTCGGGCGTTTCATCTGCAATATGGCGGCAATCTGCGGCACGGAAAACCCCTGCCAGTACAGCAGCGCCGCCTGACGACGCGGGTCGTGTAAAAGAGTGGTGTCTGTGGTGATGGTCATGAATACCTCGCCGTGATGAATACACGGCAAGGCTACTGAGTCGCGTCCCGCGATTCGCTAAGGTGCTGTTGTGTCAGTGATAAGCCATCCGGGACTGATGGCGGAGGATGCGCATCGTCGGGAAACTGATGCCGACATGTGACTCCTCTAATCACTATTCAGGACTCCTGACAATGGCAAAAAAAGTCTCAAAATTCTTTCGTATCGGCGTTGAGGGTGACACCTGTGACGGGCGTGTCATCAGTGCGCAGGATATTCAGGAAATGGCCGAAACCTTTGACCCGCGTGTCTATGGTTGCCGCATTAACCTGGAACATCTGCGCGGCATCCTGCCTGACGGCATTTTTAAGCGTTATGGCGATGTGGCCGAACTGAAGGCCGAAAAGATTGACGATGATTCGGCGCTGAAAGGCAAATGGGCGCTGTTTGCGAAAATCACCCCGACCGATGACCTTATCGCGATGAACAAGGCCGCGCAGAAGGTTTATACCTCAATGGAAATTCAGCCGAACTTTGCCAACACCGGCAAATGTTATCTGGTGGGTCTGGCCGTCACCGATGACCCGGCAAGCCTCGGTACGGAATACCTGGAATTCTGCCGCACGGCAAAACACAACCCCCTGAACCGCTTCAAATTAAGCCCTGAAAACCTGATTTCAGTGGCAACGCCCGTTGAGCTGGAATTTGAAGACCTGCCTGAAACCGTGTTCACCGCCCTGACTGAAAAGGTGAAATCCATTTTTGGCCGCAAACAGGCCAGCGATGACGCCCGTCTGAATGATGTGCATGAAGCGGTGACCGCTGTTGCTGAACATGTGCAGGAAAAACTGAGCGCCACTGAGCAGCGCCTCGCGGAGATGGAAACCGCCTTTTCCGCACTTAAGCAGGATGTAGCTGACAGGGCGGATGAAACCAGCCAGGCATTCACCCGCCTGAAAAACAGTCTCGACCACACCGAAAGTCTGACCCAGCAGCGCCGCAGCAAGGCCACCGGCGGTGGCGGTGACGCCCTGATGACGAACTGCTGACCGGCGTCAGTCTGTCCGGGAAAACCTTCACGATTAACCCTTAATTTCAGGAAAAACTATGCGCCAGGAAACCCGCTTTAAATTTAATGCCTACCTGTCCCGTGTTGCCGAACTGAACGGCATCGACGCCGGTGATGTGTCGAAAAAATTCACCGTTGAACCGTCGGTCACCCAGACCCTGATGAACACCATGCAGGAGTCCTCTGACTTTCTGACCCGCATCAACATTGTGCCGGTCAGCGAAATGAAAGGGGAAAAAATTGGCATCGGTGTCACCGGCTCCATCGCCAGCACCACCGACACCGCCGGTGGCACCGAACGTCAGCCGAAGGACTTCTCGAAGCTGGCGTCAAACAAGTACGAATGCGACCAGATTAACTTCGATTTTTATATCCGCTACAAAACGCTGGACCTGTGGGCGCGTTATCAGGATTTCCAGCTCCGTATCCGTAACGCCATTATCAAACGCCAGTCCCTTGATTTAATCATGGCCGGTTTTAACGGCGTGAAGCGTGCCGAAACCTCTGACCGCAGCAGTAACCCGATGCTGCAGGATGTGGCGGTCGGCTGGCTGCAGAAATACCGCAATGAAGCCCCGGCGCGCGTGATGAGCAAGGTTACTGACGAGGAAGGTCACACGACCTCTGAGGTCATCCGCGTGGGTAAGGGCGGTGATTATGCCAGCCTTGATGCACTGGTGATGGATGCGACCAACAACCTGATTGAACCGTGGTATCAGGAAGACCCTGACCTTGTGGTGATTGTGGGGCGTCAGCTACTGGCGGACAAGTATTTCCCCATCGTCAACAGGGAGCAGGACAACAGCGAAATGCTGGCCGCTGACGTCATCATCAGCCAGAAACGCATCGGTAACCTGCCGGCAGTGCGCGTCCCGTACTTCCCGGCAGATGCGATGCTCATCACGAAGCTGGAAAACCTGTCTATCTACTACATGGATGACAGCCATCGCCGCGTGATTGTGGAAAACCCGAAACTCGACCGCGTGGAGAACTACGAGTCAATGAACATTGATTACGTGGTGGAAGACTACGCCGCCGGTTGTCTGGTGGAAAAAATCAAGGTCGGTGATTTCTCCACACCGGCTAAGGCGACCGCAGAGCCGGGAGCGTAACCGATGACGAGTCCCGCACAGCGCCACATGATGCGGGTCTCGGCAGCGATGACCGCGCAGCGGGAAGCCGCCCCGCTGCGACATGCAACTGTCTATGAGCAGATGCTGGTCAAGCTGGCCGCAGACCAGCGCACACTGAAAGCGATTTATTCAAAAGAGCTGAAGGCCGCAAAAAAACGCGAACTGCTGCCGTTCTGGTTGCCGTGGGTGAACGGCGTGCTGGAGCAGGGCAAAGGTGCACAGGATGACATTCTGATGACGGTCATGCTGTGGCGTCTGGATACCGGCGATATTGCCGGTGCGCTGGAGATTGCCCGTTATGCCCTGAAGTACGGTCTGACCATGCCGGGTAAACACCGCCGCACCCCGCCGTACATGTTCACCGAGGAGGTGGCGCTCGCGGCCATGCGCGCTCACGCTGCCGGTGAGTCTGTGGATACCCGCCTGCTGACGGAGACCCTTGAACTGACCGCCACGGCTGACATGCCTGATGAAGTGCGCGCAAAGCTGCACAAAATCACCGGTCTGTTTCTGCGTGACGCTGGTGATGCCGCCGGTGCGCTGGCTCACCTGCAACGTGCGACACAGCTCGACTGTCAGGCAGGCGTCAAAAAAGAGATTGAACGACTGGAGCGGGAGCTGAAACCGAAGCCGGAGCCGCAACCCAAAGCGGCCACCCGTGCCACGCGTAAGACCCGGAGCGTGACACCGGCAAAACGTGGACGCCCGAAAAAGAAAGCCAGTTAACAACCGAATGCGCCCCGCGCCAGGGCGGCACGCCGGTCAGTGAGGGTGAATCACCTGACACTACACCGGCGTCCACCGCCCGACTTTTCAGAGGTAGTCATGATGACGCTGATTATTCCGCGAAAGGAGGCTCCCGTGTCCGGTGAGGGTACGGTGGTCATCCCGCAACCGGCAGGCGACGAGCCGGTGATTAAAAACACGTTCTTTTTTCCCGATATCGACCCGAAGCGCGTCCGGGAACGTATGCGCCTTGAGCAGACCGTCGCCCCCGCCCGTCTGCGTGAGGCCATCAAGTCAGGCATGGCTGAAACGAATGCGGAGCTGTACGAGTACCGCGAACAGAAAATTGCTGCCGGTTTTACGCGTCTGGCGGACGTCCCGGCGGACGACATCGACGGTGAAAGCATCAAAGTTTTTTACTACGAGCGCGCCGTGTGTGCGATGGCGACCGCGTCGCTTTATGAGCGTTACCGCGGCGTGGATGCCAGTGCGAAAGGCGACAAGAAGGCCGACAGCATTGACAGCACTATTGATGAGCTGTGGCGGGATATGCGCTGGGCGGTGGCGCGTATCCAGGACAAGCCGCGCTGCATCGTGAGTCAAATCTGATGAAGACCTTTGCGCTACAGGGCGACACGCTCGACGCCATTTGTGTCCGGTATTACGGGCGCACTGAGGGCGTGGTTGAGACCGTGCTCGCCGCAAATCCGGGACTGGCTGAACTGGGTGCGGTGCTGCCACACGGCACCGCCGTCGAACTGCCCGACGTTCAGACCGCGCCCGTGGCTGAAACTGTCAATCTGTGGGAGTAACGCATGACAGCAGAAGAAAAAAGCGTCCTGTCGCTTTTCATGATTGGGGTGCTGATTGTTGTCGGCAAGGTGCTTGCCGGTGGTGAACCCATCACCCCGCGTCTGTTTATCGGGCGCATGTTGCTCGGTGGTTTTGTCTCGATGGTTGCCGGTGTTGTTCTGGTGCAGTTTCCTGACCTGTCACTGCCTGCGGTGTGCGGCATCGGCTCCATGCTGGGTATCGCCGGTTATCAGGTAATTGAGATTGCCATTCAGCGCCGCTTTAAGGGCAGGGGGAAACAGTAATGCCGGTAATTAACACGCATCAGAATATCGCCGCCTTTCTCGACATGCTGGCCGTGTCCGAAGGGACGGCGAATCATCCGCTGACGAAAAACCGGGGCTATGACGTGATAGTCACCGGACTGGACGGGAAGCCGGAAATTTTCACCGACTACAGTGACCACCCGTTCGCGCATGGCCGACCGGCGAAGGTGTTTAACCGTCGCGGTGAAAAATCCACGGCCTCCGGTCGCTATCAGCAGCTTTACCTGTTCTGGCCGCATTACCGCAAACAGCTTGCCCTGCCGGATTTCAGTCCGTTGTCACAGGACAGACTTGCCATTCAGTTGATCCGCGAACGCGGTGCACTGGATGACATCCGGGCGGGACGCATTGAACGCGCCATTTCACGCTGTCGCAATATCTGGGCGTCCCTGCCGGGAGCCGGTTACGGTCAGCGTGAGCATTCACTGGAAAAACTGGTCACCGTCTGGCGTACCGCCGGCGGCGTACCGGCTTAAACGGAGTAAACACCATGAAGAAATTATCCCTTTCACTGATGCTGAACGTGTCGCTGGCGCTGATGCTGGCACTGTCCCTGATTTACCCGCAGAGCGTGGCCGTCAGTTTTGTCGCCACCTGGGCGATTCTGGCGACGGTTATCTGTGTGGTTGCCGGTGGTGTCGGCGTGTATGCCACGGAGTATGTGCTGGAACGCTACGGGCGGGAGCTGCCGCCGGAATCGCTGGCCGTGAAGATTGTCACGTCGCTGTTTTTGCAGCCGGTGCCGTGGCGCAGACGGGCGGCGGCTCTGGTGGTGATGGTGGCGACGTTTATCTCGCTGGTCGCTGCCGGGTGGATTTTTACCGCGCTGATTTATCTTGTGGCGTCGCTGTTTTTCCGGCTGATACGTAAAGCCTGTCGTCAGCGTCTTGAGGGGCGGGAACTATGTCAAAGCTGATGACTGTGCTGGTCGTGTTGTTATCGCTGGCGGTGGCCGGTCTGTTTCTGGTGAAACACAAAAATGCCAGCCTGCGCGCCTCGCTGGACAGGGCGAACAGCGTCGCCAGCGGGCAGCAGACGACCATCACCATGCTGAAAAATCAGCTTCATGTTGCGCTCACCAGGGCAGACAAAAACGAGCTGGCGCAGGTGGCACTGCGTCAGGAACTGGAGAACGCCGCGAAGCGTGAAGCACAGCGCGAGAAAACCATCACGAGGTTACTCAATGAAAACGAAGATTTTCGCCGCTGGTATGGCGCTGACCTGCCTGATGCTGTGCGCCGGTTGCACCAGCGTCCGGCCTGCACTGACGCCAGTGATTGTCCCCAACGCCTGCCCGAAAGTGAGCCTTTGCCCGATGCCGGGCAGTGACCCGCAGACGAACGGCGATTTAAGTGCCGATATCCGGCAGCTTGAGAACGCGCTGGCACGCTGTGCCAGCCAGGTAAAAATGATTAAACACTGTCAGGACGAAAACGATGCTCAAACCCGACAGCCTGCGCAGGGCACTGACTGATGCCGTCACGGTGCTGAAAACCAGCCCCGAGATGCTGCGGATATTCGTGGATAACGGGAGTATTGCCTCCACACTGGCGACGTCGTTGTCATTCGAAAAGCGTTACACGCTCAATGTGATTGTGACCGACTTTACCGGTGATTTTGACCTGCTCATTGTGCCGGTGCTGGCGTGGCTGCGGGAAAATCAGCCCGACATCATGACCACCGACGAAGGTCAGAAAAAAGGTTTCACGTTTTATGCAGACATCAACAATGACAGCAGCTTTGATATCAGCATCAGCCTGATGCTGACCGAGCGCACGCTGGTCAGTGAGGTGGACGGCGCGCTGCATGTGAAGAATATCCCGGAACCCACGCCGCCGGAGCCGGTCACCCGCCCGATGGAGCTTTATATCAATGGCGAACTGGTGAGCAAGTGGGATGAATGAGTTTAAGCGTTTTGAAGACCGGCTGACCGGACTGATTGAGTCGCTGTCACCGTCAGGGCGTCGGCGACTGAGTGCCGAACTGGCGAAACGTCTGCGGCAGAGTCAGCAGCATCGTGTGATGGCACAGAAAGCCCCGGACGGCACCCCCTACGCGCCACGCCAGCAGCAGAGCGCCAGAAAAAAGACCGGTCGCGTTAAGCGAAAAATGTTTGCGAAACTTATCACCAGTCGTTTTTTGCATATCCGCGCCAGCCCTGAACAGGCATCAATGGAGTTTTACGGCGGGAAGTCACCGAAAATAGCCAGTGTGCATCAGTTCGGTCTGTCAGAAGAAAACCGGAAAGACGGTAAGAAAATTGATTATCCGGCGCGTCCTCTGCTCGGCTTTACCGGTGAGGATGTGCAGATGATTGAAGAGATTATCCTGACTCACCTCGATCGTTAGTTGTGCCATTCCCGACACCTCATCGTCACATTGCCGCCGGTATGACCCGGCGGCATCCTTCCCGTTATGAACACTCTCGCAAATATTCAGGAACTCGCGCGCGCACTGCGCAACATGATCCGCACCGGCCTTGTCGTCGAAACCGACCTTAACGCCGGTCGCTGCCGTGTGCAGACCGGCGGCATGTGCACCGACTGGCTTCAGTGGCTGACCCATCGCGCCGGACGTTCGCGCACATGGTGGGCGCCTTCCGTGGGGGAACAGGTTCTGATTCTGGCCGTGGGCGGTGAACTCGACACGGCGTTCGTTCTGCCGGGGATTTATTCCGGTGATAACCCCGCGCCGTCTGCGTCGGCGGATGCCCTGCATATCCGTTTCCCTGACGGGGCGGTGATTGAGTATGAACCCGAAACCAGTGCACTCACGGTAAGCGGAATTAAAACGGCCAGCGTGACGGCTTCTGATTCTGTTACCGCCACGGTGCCGGCGGTCATGGTGAAAGCATCAACCCGCGTCACCCTGGACACACCAGAGGTGGTCTGCACTAACAAACTGACTACCGGCACGCTGGAAGTGCAGAAGGGCGGGAAGATGCACGGCAACATCGAGCATACCGACGGGAAATTCACGTCTAACGGCGTTCAGGTGGATGACCACGGTCACGGTGGTGTTAAGTCAGGTGACAACTGGACGCAGGGGACAAAATGACAGCGCGTTATCTCGGAATGAATCGCAGTGATGGCCTGACTGTCACTGACCTTGAGCATATCAGCCAGAGTATCGGCGATATCCTGCGCACACCGGTCGGCTCGCGGGTGATGCGTCGTGATTACGGCTCGTTGCTGGCGTCAATGATTGACCAGCCGCAGACCCCGGCGCTTGAGTTGCAGATTAAGGTCGCCTGTTACATGGCAGTGCTGAAATGGGAACCCCGCGTCACCCTGGCATCCGTCACCACGGCGCGCAGCTTTGACGGTCGAATGACAGTTACGTTAACCGGCCAGCATAACGACACCGGCCAGCCACTTTCGTTAACCATCCCTGTGAGTTGAAACCATGCCGATTATCGACCTGAACCAGCTACCCGCACCGGATGTGGTTGAGGAGCTGGACTTTGAAACCATTCTTGCCGAACGCAAGGCGACACTGATTTCCCTTTACCCGGAAGACCAGCAGGAGGCGGTCGCCCGTACCCTGACGCTGGAATCCGAGCCTCTCGTCAAACTGCTGGAGGAAAATGCTTATCGTGAGCTTATCTGGCGTCAGCGTGTGAATGAGGCCGCACGGGCAGTAATGCTGGCCTGTGCCGCCGGTAATGACCTTGATGTGATTGGTGCCAATTACAACACCACGCGCCTGATTATCACCCCGGCAGATGATTCGACCATCCCGCCGACACCGGCAGTGATGGAGTCTGACACCGATTATCGTCTGCGTATTCAGCAGGCGTTTGAGGGCTTAAGCGTCGCCGGGTCGGTGGGAGCATATCAGTATCATGGTCGCAGTGCCGACGGGCGTGTCGCGGATATCTCTGTCACCAGTCCGTCTCCGGCCTGCGTCACCATCTCTGTGCTGTCACGTGAAAATAACGGCGTCGCATCCGAAGACCTGCTGGCTGTGGTACGTAACGCCCTGAATGGCGAGGATGTCAGGCCGGTGGCCGACCGCGTGACCGTGCAGTCTGCCGCCATCGTTGAATACCAGATAAACGCCACGCTTTACCTTTACCCTGGTCCCGAAAGCGAACCCATCCGCGCTGCCGCCGTGAAAAAACTGGAAGCGTATATCACGGCACAGCACCGGCTGGGGCGCGACATCCGTCTGTCTGCCATTTATGCCGCTTTGCATGTGGAAGGCGTGCAGCGTGTCGAACTGGCTGCACCACTGGCCGACATCGTGCTCAACAGTACGCAGGCGTCTTTCTGTACAGAATACCGCGTCGTGACCGGAGGCTCGGATGAGTGATTCGCGACTGCTGCCGACCGGTTCATCACCGCTTGAGGTTGCTGCTGCAAAAGCCTGTGCGGAAATTGAAAAAACGCCGGTCAGTATTCGTGAGCTGTGGAACCCGGACACCTGCCCGGCAAATCTGCTGCCGTGGCTGGCGTGGGCGTTTTCGGTCGACAGGTGGGATGAAAAGTGGCCGGAAGCGACAAAACGCGCCGTTATCCGCGATGCCTATTTCATCCACTGTCATAAAGGCACTATCGGCGCAATCCGGCGTGTGGTGGAGCCGCTCGGCTATCTCATTAACGTAAAGGAATGGTGGGAGACAAACGACCCGCCCGGAACCTTCCGCCTTGATATCGGCGTACTGGAAAGCGGCATCACGGAGGAGATGTATCTGGAAATGGAACGGCTGATTGCCGATGCCAAACCCGCAAGTCGCCACCTTATCGGTCTGAACATTATCCAGGACATTCCCGGCTGTCTGTATACAGGCGGTGTGGTCTGTGATGGTGATGTTATTACTGTTTATCCCGGATAAGTGAGAAACAATGAGCACGAAATTTAAAACCGTTATCACTACTGCCGGAGCCGCGAAGCTGGCAGCCGCCACTGTTCCCGGCGGGAAAAAAGTAAACCTGTCTGCAATGGCTGTGGGTGACGGTAATGGCCAATTGCCGGTGCCGGATGCCGGTCAGACGAAACTGGTGCATGAAGTCTGGCGTCATGCCCTGAATAAAGTCAGTGTGGATAACAAGAATAAAAACTATATCGTGGCTGAACTGGTTGTTCCGCCAGAAGTGGGCGGCTTCTGGATGCGTGAGCTTGGTCTGTATGACGATGCCGGAACACTGATTGCGGTATCCAACATGGCAGAAAGCTATAAGCCAGAACTGGCTGAAGGCTCCGGACGTGCGCAGACCTGCCGCATGGTTATTATTCTCAGCAACGTGGCGTCCGTTGAGCTGAGTATTGATGCCAGCACAGTGATGGCGACGCAGGATTACGTCGATGACAAAATCGCAGAGCATGAGCAGTCCCGCCGCCATCCTGACGCCACGCTGACAGAAAAAGGTTTTACTCAGTTAAGCAGTGCAACAAACAGCACCAGTGAGTCATTGGCGGCAACGCCAAAAGCGGTCAAGGCAGCAAATGACAACGCAAATTCACGTCTGGCGAAAAATCAGAATGGTGCAGATATCCAGGATAAATCAGCTTTTCTGGACAATGTTGGCGTTACCAGCCTGACGTTTATGAAAAACAACGGCGAAATGCCGGTTGATGCTGATCTGAATACATTTGGTCCTGTTAAGGCTTATTCAGGTATCTGGTCTAAAGCAACGTCCACCAACGCAACACTGGAGAAAAATTTCCCGGAAGATAATGCTGTCGGTGTGCTTGAGGTTTTTGCTGGCGGCAATTTTGCAGGCACGCAACGCTATACCACACGTGACGGAAATTTGTATATCCGCAAACTCATTGGAACATGGAATGGTAATGATGGACCATGGGGAGCATGGCGCCATGTTCAGGCTGTAACGCGTGCTCTAAGTACGACCATTGACCTTAACTCTCTCGGTGGCGCAGAACATTTAGGTTTATGGAGAAACAGCAGTTCAGCAATAGCTTCTTTTGAACGACATTACCCTGAGCAGGGAGGAGACGCGCAGGGCATTCTGGAAATTTTCGAAGGTGGGCTATATGGACGCACGCAGCGTTATACAACCCGTAACGGGACTATGTATATTCGCGGCCTGACAGCCAAATGGGATGCAGAAAATCCACAGTGGGAAGACTGGATCCAAATTGGTTATCAGACCAGTAGTACCTTCTATGAGGATGACCTGGATGATTTGATGTCTCCGGGTATTTACAGTGTGACAGGCAAAGCGACCCACACCCCAATCCAGGGGCAGTCTGGTTTTCTGGAAGTCATCAGGCGCAAGGATGGTGTCTATGTTTTGCAACGTTACACGACCACAGGAACCAGCGCAGCTACAAAAGACCGTTTATATGAGCGAGTTTTTCTTGGTGGCTCATTTAACGCGTGGGGGGAGTGGCGACAGATTTATAACTCAAACTCTTTGCCGTTAGAGTTGGGTATCGGTGGCGCAGTGGCAAAACTCACCAGCCTGGACTGGCAGACATACGATTTTGTGCCGGGCAGTCTGATAACCGTTCGGCTTGATAATATGACCAACATTCCCGACGGTATGGACTGGGGCGTCATTGATGGCAACCTGATAAACATCGCAGTTGGTCCGAGTGATGATTCCGGTACGGGGCGCTCAATGCATGTATGGCGCAGCACTGTAAGTAAAGCGAACTACCGCTTTTTTATGGTGCGTATTTCAGGAAATCCGGGAAGCCGCACGATCACGACAAGACGTGTGCCAATTATCGACGAAGCTCAGACATGGGGCGCGAAACAGACATTCAGTGCTGGCCTTTCTGGCGAACTGTCCGGCAATGCGGCTACAGCTACAAAGCTGAAAACGCCAAGGACAATTAACGGCGTAAAATTTGACGGCTCGGCAAATATTGAAGCGTTTCCGCCAGGTGTTCCGCTGCCGTGGCCATCAGATACACCACCTGCAGGCTATGCGATCATGCAGGGGCAGACGTTTGATAAGGCTGCATATCCGAAACTGGCTATTGCCTATCCTTCTGGTGTTATTCCTGATATGCGCGGCTGGACAATCAAGGGCAAACCCGCCAGTGGGCGTGCCGTATTGTCACAGGAACAGGACGGGATTAAATCGCATACTCACAGCGCCAGTGCGTCAAATACGGACTTAGGAACGAAAACGACCAGTTCATTTGATTACGGGACAAAAACAGTCAGTACGTTTAACCACGGCACAAAATCAACCAATACTTCTGGCAATCATACACATACCGTCGGTTTTGCTGTGAGCGTGCAATCAGGCGGTGCAGATTATGGTGTTCCGCGAAGTGATAAAGGTGCTACGACTACAAGTTCATCAGGCAATCATGCACATACAGTCGACATTGGAGCACATAACCATACTGTTGGTATTGGTGCACATTCACACACTGTTGCTATTGGCTCACACGGGCATTCCATTACCGTAAATGCTACTGGTAATACCGAAAACACCGTCAAAAACATCGCATTTAACTATATTGTGAGGCTTGCATAATGGCTTTCAGAATGAGTGCAGAAGCACAAACTATCCGCGTTTTCAATTTACTTGATGGAACCAATGAGTTTATTGGCGAAAGTGATGCATATATTCCGCCGTATACTGGCCTGCCTGCAAACAGTACAGATATTGCACCACCTGATATTCCTGCTGGTTATGCAGCCGTTTTCAATGCAGATGAAATGAAATGGGAGTTGATGGAAGATCATCGCGGAAAGACTGTCTACGAAACGAAAATGGGAGCAGCCATTTATATTTCTGAACTTGGCGCATTACCTCCAGACGTGACAGCCATTTCCCCGGAGGGGGATTATCAGAAATGGAACGGAAATGCGTGGGTGAATGATGAGAATGCAGAGCGTGATGCACTTGTCAGAGCGGCTGAGTCTCAGAAGAAAGAGCAGATTGCATATGCAGGTGAAATCATTGCCATGCTGCAGGATGCTGTCGATTTAGATATGGCTACCGAGGAAGAAAAGTTAAGCCTGACACACTGGAAAAAATACCGTGTGCTGCTTAATCGCGTTCAGCCGGAAAATGCTCCGGATATAGAATGGCCTGAAATGCCGCAATAAATTGTATAAGCTCTGATGTGAGTTTATACATCTATGGCACAGAGTAAAACCTAATCTGACTGTCCGCTCTGTGCTAGGAGCGGACGTGATGCATATCTGTCACCAAATTTAATGTGCCACTACAAACAGAGTATATAGTTGAATATTATAGTGCACCCCGGCCTCATGAATATAACGGTGGATTACCGCCGAACGAGTCGGAAAATAGATACTGGAAAAACTCTAAAATCGAGGCCAGTTTTTGTTGTTCTCTACAATAATAATCGGATTTTCCCATGACAAGTTTAATAGTATTTAGGTGCCTGAAGTGAAGTTGAAGAAGCTATTGATGAAAGTTGTGAAAGTGGTAAAGGAGCAGGTTCTAAGTACCGTTATTTCGGGAATAATAGGCATAGCGGCTACAGTAGGGCTTTTCCATTTCACTTCACAGCCAATACGATCTGCTGATGTTCGCGAAAAATTAGTTGAAATGGCTCGGGAGTGCATCCAGCAGCAGCTTGCCACACATTTGGACTCAGTGGCGTTTGACTCAGTGGCTAGCGAGTCTCTCGATCTAAGCACCTCAAACTCCGTTGTAGTCTACGGAAGAGCTGTGAGCACAAATGGTGCCCTTAGCCGTTTCCTGATGGTCTTCGAGCCCTCTGGACAGAGTTTGATAGATAAGGTGGTTGGCAGACCTGGATTCTACGATATTGGGTATTGGGCAATCATCCCAGACGCAGGGGACGACGAGGTTGTGGCTTCTTCAGTAAACATTGAAGACCTCGACAAAGATGGTAACAAGGACATACTAGTCCGCTTAAAGTCAACTTACGCGGATGGTGTATCCAAAGGGCTTCTTATACTTAAAAAGGATATCCATGATGTATGGCATTTGATGGGGCTTCCATCAATGACAGAGATCATGCATTCCATTGCTGCAGGTCAGCCTCCCCAGCCGGAAGGTCTTCACCTTCCACTTCCGGCAATACAATGGTTTAGTAATGACGAAAAACTCAAACCAAAGTCTGATATCAAACAATATCTTAATTGGGAAATTGACGAAGATAACTTGCAGGTCGCTGATTCCACTGGAAATCATTCTTTTTGGATGTTCAGAAACGGCACCAAGATAAAAATGTTCGAGAATGGACAAGCCGGCTACAAGCACTTTGGTGTACTGGTCAACATCAATGATGAAGAGGCGATACAGGGAAGGCATCATCTCATGGTCAGCTTTTTCAAGATAGAGAATAATAGTTTGGTTCCTGATCCGAATTGGAACTGGGCCTATCCCATGTTCTCTATCGGATTAGAGGATAGCCAAGAAGTTGAATTGAGTGACATGCAGGAAGCGGGCTTACAAGCTCATGTTTCTGGTAGCTCCGTTTTCGGCCTGACAGAGTTTGGGAAAATGGACTCAGATTAATATTCGCTAACCTTACCAACGAAGAGCAGGTCACAGGTATGGCCTAATTATGTTTTCAGAGGAGTCAGGGCTCAAGAATGCCCCCAGATAAGCCGTAAATCCTGTAGCGCAAAATCGTCTCAGATGACGCAGAGATATTAAAAACGCCTCAACCTGTTCATCAATTAATTGATAGGTTGAACTGTTAGTTAAACTTTCACCAGCAGAAAGGTATGAACTTTTTCGACTCGCTCAAAGCTGGCTGTCAGAGCTGATAGCGTTTTGGCTACGTAAATTGTCAGTTGGAAACTGAGCGAGTACAAATCAAGACTGGCGGGCTGATTGCCCGCCTTTTCTTTATCTGTTGTTTCATCCACTGACCAGCCAGGTCAAATAGCGTCTCATGCACTGCCCAACAGAAAATAGTTGCACCCATTAACCACGGAGTTAAACGGATGAGCGACTATCATCATGGCGTGCAGGTGCTGGAGATTAACGACGGCACCCGCGTCATTTCCACCGTATCCACCGCCATTGTCGGCATGGTCTGCACGGCCAGCGATGCGGATGCGGAAACCTTCCCCCTCAATAAACCGGTGCTGATTACCAATGTGCAGAGTGCGATTGCAAAGGCCGGTAAAAAAGGCACGCTGGCGGCGTCGTTGCAGGCCATCGCTGACCAGTCAAAACCGGTCACCGTTGTTGTGCGCGTGGAAGACGGCACCGGCGACGACGAAGAAACGAAACTTGCGCAGACCGTTTCCAATATCATCGGCACCACTGACGAAAACGGTCAGTACACCGGACTGAAAGCCCTGATGGGGGCTGAGTCGGTTACCGGCGTTAAACCGCGCATTCTTGGTGTGCCGGGGCTGGACACCAAAGAGGTTGCCGTCGCACTGGCATCGGTATGCCAGGAACTGAATGCATTCGGGTATATCAGCGCATGGGGCTGTAAAACCATTTCCGAGGTGAAAGCCTACCGCCAGAATTTCAGCCAGCGTGAGCTGATGGTCATCTGGCCGGATTTCCTCGCATGGGATACGGTTACCAGTACCACCGCCACCGCGTATGCCACCGCCCGTGCGCTGGGGCTGCGCGCTAAAATCGACCAGGAGCAGGGCTGGCATAAAACGCTGTCCAACGTCGGGGTAAACGGTGTTACCGGCATCAGCGCATCTGTATTCTGGGATTTGCAGAAGTCTGGCACTGATGCTGACCTGCTGAACGAGGCAGGCGTCACAACGCTGGTTCGCCGCGACGGTTTCCGTTTCTGGGGTAACCGTACCTGCTCCGATGACCCACTGTTCCTCTTTGAAAGCTACACACGCACCGCGCAGGTACTGGCTGACACGATGGCTGAGGCGCACATGTGGGCTATTGATAAGCCCATCACCGCAACACTGATTCGCGACATCATTGATGGCATCAATGCCAAATTCCGCGAACTGAAAAGCAACGGTTATATCGTGGATGGCACATGCTGGTTCAGTGAAGAATCCAACGATGCGGAAACCCTCAAGGCCGGAAAACTGTATATCGACTACGACTATACCCCGGTGCCTCCCCTCGAAAACCTGACCCTGCGCCAGCGTATTACTTCTAGATACCTGGCAAGTCTGGTCACCTCGGTTAACAGCAATTAAGGAGCCTGACCGATGGCAATGCCGCGCAAACTCAAATACATGAATGTCTTTCTGAACGGCTACAGCTATCAGGGCGTTGCAAATTCCGTCACGCTGCCAAAACTGACCCGTAAGCTCGAAAATTATCGCGGTGCGGGAATGAACGGCAGCGCACCGGTAGACCTCGGCCTTGATGATGATGCGCTGTCAATGGAGTGGTCGCTCGGTGGATTCCCGGATTCGGTTATCTGGGAGCTTTACGCTGCAACCAGTGCTGATGCCGTACCGATTCGTTTTGCTGGTTCTTACCAGCGCGACGATACCGGCGAAACGGTGGCCGTCGAAGTGGTCATGCGTGGGCGTCAGAAAGAAGTCGACACCGGAGAGGGTAAACAGGGAGAGGATACCGAATCGAAACTCCCGGTGATTTGTACTTATTTCCGGCTGACGATGGACGGTAAGGAGCTGGTCGAAATCGACACCATCAACATGATTGAGAAGGTGAACGGCGTCGACCGGCTGGAGCAACACCGCCGCAATATCGGCCTGTGATTTTCATCCGGTCAGCCTGGCTGACCGGTTAACCCTGATTCAGAAGTGAGAAAACCATGAACAAAGAAAATGTGATTACCCTGGACAATCCGGTCAAGCGTGGTGAGCAGGTTATCGAACAGGTCACGCTGATGAAACCCAATGCCGGGACGCTGCGCGGTGTCAGTCTGGCAGCGGTCGCGAACTCCGAAGTCGATGCACTGATTAAGGTGCTGCCGCGCATGACGGCACCGATGCTGACCGAGCAGGAAGTTGCCGCGCTGGAACTGCCTGACCTTGTGGCGCTGGCCGGTAAGGTGGTCGGTTTTTTGTCGCCGAACTCGGTGCAGTGACGTTTCCGAAAAATCTCTCGGTCGATGACCTGATGGCGGATGTGGCAGTGATATTTCACTGGCCGCCATCAGAACTGTATCCCATGAGCCTGACCGAACTCATCACATGGCGCGAAAAGGCGCTCCGGCGAAGCGGAAACACGAATGAGTAACAATGTAAAATTACAGGTATTGCTCAGGGCTGTTGACCAGGCATCCCGCCCGTTTAAATCCATCCGCACAGCGAGTAAGTCGCTGTCGGGGGATATCCGGGAAACACAAAAATCACTGCGCGAGCTGAACGGTCACGCATCCCGTATTGAGGGATTTCGCAAGACCAGCGCACAGCTCGCCGTGACTGGTCATGCACTTGAAAAGGCACGGCAGGAAGCCGAAGCCCTTGCCACACAGTTTAAAAACACTGAACGTCCGACCCGTGCTCAGGCGAAAGTGCTGGAATCCGCAAAGCGTGCGGCGGAGGACTTACAGGCGAAATATAACCGCCTGACGGATTCCGTTAAACGCCAGCAGCGGGAACTGGCCGCTGTGGGAATTAATACCCGCAATCTTGCACATGATGAGCAGGGACTGAAAAACCGTATCAGTGAAACCACCGCACAGCTTAACCGTCAGCGCGACGCGCTGGCGCGTGTCAGTGCGCAACAGGCAAAACTTAACGCAGTAAAACAGCGTTATCAGGCAGGAAAGGAACTGGCCGGAAATATGGCCTCGGTGGGCGCTGCCGGTGTGGGGATTGCGGCGGCGGGAACGATGGCCGGAGTTAAGCTGCTTATGCCCGGTTATGAGTTTGCGCAGAAAAACTCAGAATTGCAGGCCGTGCTCGGAGTGGCAAAAGACTCCGCCGAAATGACCGCACTACGCAAACAGGCGCGCCAGCTCGGCGACAATACCGCCGCCTCGGCGGATGATGCGGCCGGTGCACAGATAATCATCGCGAAAGCGGGTGGGGATGTTGATGCCATTCAGGCGGCAACGCCGGTCACGCTGAATATGGCGCTGGCGAACCGCCGCACGATGGAAGAAAACGCCGCCCTGCTGATGGGGATGAAATCCGCCTTTCAGCTTTCAAACGATAAGGTCGCTCATATCGGGGATGTTCTCTCCATGACGATGAACAAAACCGCCGCCGATTTTGACGGCATGAGCGATGCGCTGACCTATGCCGCACCTGTGGCAAAAAATGCCGGTGTCAGCATTGAAGAAACCGCCGCAATGGTCGGGGCGCTGCATGATGCAAAAATCACAGGCTCAATGGCGGGGACGGGAAGCCGTGCCGTGTTAAGCCGCCTGCAGGCACCGACGGGAAAAGCATGGGATGCACTCAAAGAGCTTGGAGTGAAAACCTCAGACAGCAAGGGAAACACCCGGCCAATATTTACCATTCTGAAAGAAATGCAGGCCAGTTTTGAGAAAAACCGGCTCGGTACTGCCCAGCAGGCTGAATACATGAAAACTATTTTCGGGGAGGAGGCCAGCTCAGCCGCCGCCGTGCTGATGACTGCCGCCTCAACCGGAAAGCTGGACAAACTGACCGCTGCGTTTAAAGCCTCAGACGGGAAGACCGCCGAGCTGGTAAATATCATGCAGGACAACCTCGGCGGTGACTTTAAAGAGTTTCAGTCCGCTTATGAGGCAGTGGGGACTGACCTGTTTGACCAGCAGGAAGGCGCGCTGCGTAAGCTCACGCAGACGGCCACAAAGTATATGTTAAAACTCGACGGCTGGATCCAGAAAAACAAATCACTGGCGTCAACCATCGGCATCATTGCCGGTGGCGCGCTGGCGCTGACTGGCATCATCGGTGCCATTGGCCTCGTAGCCTGGCCGGTTATCACCGGCATCAATGCCATCATCGCGGCAGCAGGCGCAATGGGGGCAGTCTTCACGACGGTTGGCAGTGCTGTTATGACCGCCATCGGGGCTATTAGCTGGCCGGTTGTGGCCGTGGTGGCCGCCATTGTCGCCGGGGCGTTGCTTATCCGTAAATACTGGGAGCCTGTCAGCGCATTCTTTGGCGGTGTGGTTGAAGGGCTGAAAGTGGCATTTGCGCCGGTGGGGGAACTGTTCACGCCACTTAAGCCGGTGTTTGACTGGCTGGGTGAAAAGTTACAGGCCGCGTGGCAGTGGTTTAAAAACCTGATTGCCCCGGTCAAAGCCACTCAGGACACCCTGAACCGTTGCCGTGACACGGGGGTCATGTTCGGGCAGGCACTGGCTGACGCGCTGATGCTGCCGCTTAATGCGTTCAACAAACTGCGCAGCGGTATTGACTGGGTACTGGAAAAACTCGGTGTTATCAACAAAGAGTCAGACACACTTGACCAGACCGCCGCCAGAACTCAAGCCGCCACGTATGGCAGCGGTGGTTATATTCCGGCGACCAGCTCTTATGCAGGCTATCAGGCTTATCAGCCGATCACGGCACCGGCTGGCCGCTCTTATGTAGACCAGAGTAAAAACGAATATCACATCAGCCTGACGGGTGGTACTGCGCCGGGGACACAGCTTGACCGCCAGTTACAGGATGCGCTCGAAAAATACGAGCGGGATAAACGTGCGCGCGCCCGTGCCAGCATGATGCATGACGGTTAAGGAGGTGACGAAAAATGATGCTCGCGTTAGGTATGTTTGTTTTTATGCGCCAGACGCTGCCACACCAGACCATGCAGCGTGAATCAGATTATCGCTGGCCGTCAAATTCCCGTATCGGCAAACGGGATGCCTTTCAATTTCTCGGTGTGGGTGAGGAAAACATGACGCTTGCCGGTGTGCTTTATCCCGAACTGACCGGCGGAAAGCTGACGATGACCACGCTCAGGCTGATGGCGGAGGAAGGCCGGGCGTGGCCGTTGCTGGATGGCACTGGCATGATTTACGGCATGTATGTCATCAGCAAGGTGAGTGAAACAGGGAGTATTTTCTTTGCAGACGGCACACCCCGAAAAATTGATTTTACGCTGTCGCTCACCCGCGTTGATGAATCACTGGCCGCGCTGTATGGCGATATCGGTAAACAGGCGGAATCGCTCATCGGTAAGGCTGGCAGTATGGCGACCAGATTCACGGGTATGACGGGGGCGGAATAATGCTGGATGCGCTGACATTTGATGCAGGCAGTACGCTGACGCCGGATTACATGCTGATGCTCGACAGCAGGGATATTACCGGCAATATCAGCGACCGTCTGATGAGCATGACCCTGACGGATAACCGGGGCTTTGAGGCTGACCAGCTTGATATTGAACTGAACGATGCCGACGGGCAGGTCGGGCTGCCGGTTCGTGGCGCTGTCCTGACGGTGTATATCGGCTGGAAAGGTTTTGCCCTGGTATGCAAAGGGAAATTTACCGTTGATGAGGTTGAACACCGGGGCGCGCCGGATGTGGTCACCATCCGCGCCCGGAGTGCAGATTTTCGCGGGACGCTCAATTCCCGCCGTGAAGGCTCCTGGCATGACACCACGCTCGGTGCGATTGTTGAGGCAATAGCCTCCCGTAACAAGCTGGAAGCCAGTGTCGCTCCGCCACTGGCCGGAATTAAAATCCCGCACATCGACCAGTCGCAGGAGTCCGATGCGAAATTCCTGACCCGTCTTGCTGAACGCAACGGCGGTGAGGTGTCGGTAAAAATGGGAAAACTGTTGTTTCTCAAAGCGGGGCAGGGGGTGACGGCCAGCGGTAAGAAAATCCCGCAGATTACCATCACCCGCAGCGACGGCGACCGTCATCATTTTGCGATTGCTGACCGTGGAGCCTACACCGGCGTAACGGCAAAGTGGTTACACACCAAAGACCCGAAGCCGCAAAAGCAGAAGGTAAAACTGAAACGCAAAAAGAAAGAGAAACACCTGCGCGCACTGGAGCACCCGAAAGCGAAACCGGTCACGCAGAAGAAAGCACCAAAAGTACCGGAAGCGCGCGAAGGTGAATACATGGCCGGTGAGGCTGACAACGTTTTTGCCCTGACCACGGTATATGCCACGAAAGCGCAGGCAATGCGCGCCGCTCAGGCGAAGTGGGACAAACTGCAACGGGGCGTTGCGGAGTTCTCCATCAGCCTTGCCACTGGTCGGGCTGATATTTACACGGAAACGCCGGTCAGAGTGTCAGGCTTTAAGCGCGTCATAGACGAGCAGGACTGGACAATCACTAAGGTGACACATTTTCTGAATAATAGCGGCTTCACGACGTCCTTAGAGCTTGAGGTCAGGCTTTCTGATGTGGAGTACGAAACAGAAGATGATGAGTGATGTTTTTATTTTATCTGTTTGTTTTATAAGGATAAATTAACTAAAATGACACCATCAAAAAAACCGGAAGAGGTGCTCGCGATGTTTCATTGTCCTTTATGCCAGCATGCCGCACATGCGCGTACAAGCCGCTATATCACTGACACGACAAAAGAGCGTTATCACCAGTGTCAGAACGTGAATTGCAGCGCCACGTTCATCACTTATGAGTCGGTACAGCGATACATCGTGAAGCCGGGAGAAGTCCACGCCGTGAGGCCGCACCCGTTGCCGTCAGGGCAGCAAATTATGTGGATGTGA